TGAGCATATCCATGTTGAGTGGATGACAAAGCTTTACGACGATGAAATAACACAAACAAAGTTATTCCGAGCAGTTATGGAAGCTTATATAAAAGATGATAAAACTTTTAGAAAGTTTGTTGAAGAACACAAAGAAAAATTTAAAATTCAATCGAGAGCAAAAAGATACAGAATATCTAAAAACATAGATAAATCTAAAAAATTAAAAGAAGAGCTTAACATAACCGAAGATGAATTAGATAGTATCTTTGATGTTATTGAAAACCACCACACGGAATTATAATGAAATGTATAAGAAAAGATAAAAAAGATAAACCATGTGCTGAATGTAATTGTCGGCACTGGATTAATTATAAAGAAGATAATAACTGTTGTCTGATATCAGTAGATAAACATGGTGAATTAACACTGCGAGAAGTGGCTGAAAGGCTTGGCGTGAGCTATGTTAGAATCAAACAAATACAAGATAAAGCAGTTTCCAAGATCTCAAAAAAGAATTTTGGTAATTTATGAACTATTTAATAATGTAACACTTTAAGGAGAATTACGAAATGTCAAAGAAACCACTACTTTCAGAAGGTACCGCTCGCAGATGGGCAAAGTACGCTGGAATTCAGAACGAGTCAAAAGCTCTCATCGAGGGTATATACAAAGAGGACGATGCTCTTGAGGAAGAGGCTCTTGAAGAGAATTTAGAAGAAGAACTAGAAGAGAATCTAGAAGAAGACAAACACACGATGGAAGAGGAAGCTCTTGAAGAGGCTGACGTTCTTGCTGAGTTGGAAGAGATGCTCGACGAAGGCGAGCACGAAGATAAAGACGGCATGGAAGCTGCTGAAGAGACTGCCATGGATGACATGGAAGACGAAGAAGAAGATAAAGAAGACGAAGAAGAAGACGAAGAAGAAGAAGAAATGGATATGGCTGATGATGACGATGATGCTGCTATGATGTCACAGGCTGATGTCGAAGCTGCTGTAAAGGCTGGCTTAGAAGCAATGGCTGCTGCTCTCGGCGATGCTCTTAAGGTTAACATTGCCGTCACTTCTGGTGATGCTGATGATGACATGGCTGCTGATGACGAAGAGGAAATCATGGAAATGGAGCCTCCAGCAATGGAAGAGGACGGTCATGTCAAAGAAGTCATGCACACAGAAGAAGAAATGTATGAAGGTCTAGACCGCGACGATTTAGTCGAAGCAGTAATGAAAAGAGTTGTTGCTCGCTTGGTCAAGGAAACCAAAGAAGATTAAAACTTTGATTTAAAAGTGTTACAATAAAAAGGGCAGGGGATAAAACCTCTGCCCTTTTGCTATTTAAATCACTATTTATTCAAGAGGTAAAACATGAGCGCCGAATTAATATTAAACCTTATCAACGAAGTGTTGGGCAGTAATCTTAAATTAGAAGAGAAAGTAATAGAAGAACAGAGCGGGGATATGACATTGACTTACAATGCTATTCCAGAGATTCCACTATCTGAGATTGGCTGGTCACAATTAGAGACCCGCGAGGGCGGTGTTCAAGTTCCTTCAGAGGAAAGAAAGCAATTACAAGACTTCTTATCTAATATTCCCGGTAAAGATATTGGTGAAAAGATGAGAGAACTTAATAAATTCTTTCAAGGAGATGAAGCATATCTAAAGCAAGCCGGCTTCGTTGGCGTCGGTGGAGCCGATGGTGCTGCCAAACTCATCTCTTACTTAGTTTTTTACAAAACACTAACTACAATTATCACTCACTTTAACGCGGCTTCAGCAGGCTTCTCTTTTGAATCCTTCTTAGCTGTTCTCCTTGGAGGTCAACAAATCCCAACTGGTCAACAGACAATCGCTGACATGGTTGATGGGCAAGGCACTCCAATCAGTTTAAAGCTTTATAAAGAAGGACAGTTAAAAGTTGGCGGTAGTTTCACTGATTTATCTAATGACTTAATAAGCAAGGGTGAAATGCAATACGTTAACGTGACGAAAGAATTATCCGGCGAGGGCTTAGAACAAAAAGGTAAGTTAGATTTTTATCGTTTTAACTTCAACTTAGATAATGCTTTTAATATTATTGCCAGAGGCTCTGGTAAACATAGAAAGTGTGTCTTGCTTCCAAAGACATTTATGGATTCAAAAGGTGAGAACACTGAGAATATCCCCGGTAGAAAAGCATCACTCCCTAGCCCAGAGGATTTAGAAACTCAGTACCAAGAGATTGTCAAGAAGGGAATTGCCGATCGCAAAGAAGAGATTGAAGCAGAGATTGGTGAAATTAGTGATGAGCTAATTGATAAGATTATTTTAAATTTTAACTACTCAGACCCGCAGAATTTAACAGGAAAGGCTCCGGTTCACGGCAAGTCCACCATACGAAAATCTGTCTTGGCAAACACAATTCATGGCTTTATTAGCGATAGGTTTGAAAAGAAAAGACCAACTGCGACTGATACATCAAAAACTTTACTTTACAAAATATTCCTCGCTGCTAACGATGAAGGGATCTTGAGTAGGTATAAGGGTGATGAATTAAGCAAATTAAGGCAGAAGCAAGTCAACGAACTTTACTTTTATGGAGACATATCAGACGAAGAACGTATTGAGATTTCAAGAAAGTTTTACCAAGAAGCAGATGCTGAGTTAAAAAAGGAATGCTTGAAGGTTGCTAAAGGTTACATTGATAACATGCAGTTTGAATTAAACCAGAAGATGGTTCAAAACATTGATAAGTTAGCTGCTCCTACCCCCGGCAATCTTTTCCCAGAGGGTCAGAACAATGCTGGACCGATCGCTACCATCAACATTGGTGTCGAGAATGTAAAACAAATGCTTGATAGAGTTACTGGCGAATTAAATCAAATTGTATTTGGCATTTTCCAAAGCCTTAAATCCTTAACACAGCAATTACAAAACTACTTTGCTGGCGGATTACAGGATGATGGACAAGCATCTCAGGCTCGCCAAGCAGCTATTGACATTGAAGAAAGAACAGCCGAGGTCCAAGCACAAAGAGCTAAAGACACAGACAGAGCTAAAGCCCAGAGAGCAAGTGCAACAAAGAGACAAGCCAGCGCAGGACAAAAACCAGTCGGCACGATGTCAGACGTTCGCGAATCAAAGGAATTTGATGAGCAATTAGAACTACTTACTAAAGAGGTTTTTGGTAAATGATTACGATTACAATTGGTGAGCTTTCAATAGGCAAAAAGCTTAAATGCCCACCAGCCACACAAAACTTAGAGCTTAACACAAAGAACAGAGATGCTTCTATCAAAGCAGAACATATTCAGTATGGTCCACTAAATGTAGATGAACCCGGCGATTATTGGAATGATATTGCTGAGTACTGGAACACAACTGTAGCAGCAGCGAAGAAGTCCCTGTGTTCTAATTGTGTTGCTTTCGACATCTCCCCAAGGATGGACGAGTGTATGCCCGGTGAAACATCAGACGATGATGGTCGCTTAGGCTACTGCTGGATGCATCACTTCAAGTGTCACTCAGCAAGAGCTTGCCGTACTTGGGCTAAAGGCGGACCAATTGAAGATGACGATATCTCAGCAGATTGGCAAGAGCGAAACAAGAAAAGCCTAGAAGAAAAGAAAAAAAGAAAGAAGCGAAAGAAGAAGAAAGGTAAGAAGGATCGCTGCTACCGTATCGCTAAAAGAAAATACGATGTGTTCCCATCAGCTTATGCTTCAGGAGCAATCGTTAAATGTCGTCAAGGTAAGATCTGGAAGGGCATAAAAGAATGAATCGCGATCAATTAAAACAATTAATTCTAGAAGAGTTAGATGCTATACTAGAAAAGAAAAAGAAGAAACGAAAGAAGAGAAAGAAAGCAGGCACAGAGTCCCGCAAAGAATCATCATTAAGAGATTGGTTCGGTCGAAAGGGGGCTAAAGGCAAGAAAGGCGGCTGGGTTGATTGTAATGCTCCAGACGGCAAAGGCGGTTACAAAGCCTGCGGAAGACAGAAAGGTGAGAAAAGAAAGAAGTATCCTGCTTGCCGTCCCACTCCAGCAGCTTGTAGAGAGCGAGGCAGAGGAAAGAGTTGGGGCAAAAAAGCAGCTAAGGGGAAAAAGTAATGAAACTATTAATGGAAAACTTTAAGAACTTCTTAAACGAAGTAAAGGAAGAAACAACAAGAGAAGAGATTCAAGCTGTTGTTCATAAAGTCCTTGAAGACGAAGGCGGTGCTGCTGGTCTAGATCCAATTAAAAAGGAACTAGAAAAGCTAGAGCTTCCAGAAGGTTCAATGGATGAGCTTATCCTTTCAGTTGATGGTGTTAAGAAGCACGATAAAGGTGATTACATTTTAACAATTGGCTTAGAAGAAGGCGAGCTTGAAGAAGAAAAGACTGAGAAGCACGATGCCGCGATGACGGCAGCAGGTCACTCCAAAGCTCAATCAACAAATTTGCCTGACGGGCTTCAAGCAGCTATGCTAAAAAAAAAGTAAAAACTGAAGTTGTCTCTGAACATTTAAGTTACCATCTTAAAAACAAATTAACCTTAACCGAGTCTGTCTTTAGGGCAGGCTCGCAGGCTTACATTGATCTAATAAAAGAAGCAAGAGTTCTTTGGAAGATGGGAGGTTACCAACCTCAAGACCACGAACTAGAGCTTTTAGAATCCGACATAGGACAATATGGTTTGTACGAAGGTGAGAAAATTCCTCTTGACACACCTATGCTAAATGAGGTAGAATTAGAGGAAGCCAAGAAGAAAAAGAAGAAGGCTAAGAAAAAGAATCCACCATTAAATAAACCAACAAGAGACACAAAAGGTAAAAAGAAATACAAAGTGTTTGTTCGCAATCCCAAGACAGGCAACATTAAAAAGATTACCTTTGGTGATAAGAAAGGTGGACTAGAAGGAAATTGGAATGATCCAGTCGCTCGTAAGAATTTCGCAAGTAGGCATCGCTGTGCTTCAAAGACTGATAAAACCAAAGCAGGCTACTGGGCTTGCCGAGCACACAAATACTTCGGGAAGAATGTTCCCGGTAGATTCTGGTGAGTTCCCTTTTAGCGAAGAGCTAATAGACAATAAACTAATAAGAACTTTTGATCCCGATGTAGCAGACGAAGAACTGGTCTGGCATCGGGATCTTGAGGATCGTGAGATCATCGTGATTCAATCAGGCGAGTGGGGTTATCAGCTAGACAATCAGCTACCTCTACCGCTAGAAGATGGACAAGTATTGTTTATCCCAAAGATGCTATGGCATCGAGTTATAAAGGGAAATGAAAAACTTATCGTCCATATTAAAAAAATACCTTGACAAATATTAATTGTGTGTTATTATGTTAACACAAGTGGAGGAACTATGAGCACTATTTTGTGTAACGACGAAGAATTACAATCTAAGATTAAGGTTGGAGTTAACAAGCTAGCCGATTATGTGGCATCAACATTAGGTCCAAGTGGTCGCAATGTTATCATTCATGAAGAGGGTAAGTATCCATTCATTACAAAGGATGGTGTGACTGTTGCCAACCACTTTAGTTTAGAAGATCCAGTAGAGAATGCTGCTGCTTTAATAGTAAAGCAAGTGGCGAAGCAGACTAATGCTAATGCTGGCGACGGTACCACAACTTCTACAGTCTTGGCTAGAGATATCTACAATCAATCACTAAAGTATTTAAACTCTGGTGTCAACTTGAAACCATTTATCGATGGAATGAACATCGCTAAAGAAGATGTTATTAAGTTCCTTCGTGACAACTCAAAGTCAATTCAAAGGCTTGAAGATGTTGAGCATGTTGCTGCCATCTCAGCTAATAATGATAGAGAGATTGGTAAGTTAATTTCTAATGCCATTGATCAATCAGGTGCTAATGGTGCGATATCTATTGAAGAAGCCCGTTCACACCAAACAAGTTTAGAGGTCATTGAAGGCTTCACCATTGATTCTGGCTTCACCTCTAACCAGTTTGTAACAGATGAAAGGCGAGGCTTAGTCCGTCATGAGGATTGTATTGTGCTGGTCACAGATCACAAGCTAGAGTTTGTTGAACCAATGCTACCAGTACTAGAGTTGGCAGCTAGAGAAAATAAACCACTTGTTATTATAGCTGATGAGATCGAAGGACAGTTCCTAGCAGCACTTATCATGAATGCTCTTAGAGGCTCGATGAAGGTCGTAGCTGTTAAGTCACCTCGCTATGGTGAGGAACGCCGCAATATCTTAGAGGATCTTTGTGTATCAACTGGAGCGACATTCTTTAAGAGAGAGTCAGGTCGCCAGTTTAAAGAGTTTAAGTTAGCAGACTTTGGTCGATGTAAGGTTGCTGAGATCACAAAGACAACATCAACAATCGTTGGTGGCAAAGGCGACTTTGAAAAGTTGGATGAGAGAATCCAATGGCTTGAAGAAAAATTAGAACATGAAGAAGACATTCACGAATGTGAAAAGATTCAAGAGAGGATCACTAGACTCAGTAGTGGTGTTGCCATCATCCGTGTTGGCGGCGCAACTCAGGTAGAGATGATCGAAAAGAAACACCGGGTGGAGGATGCTTTAGAAGCCGTCAAGGCTGCTCAAGCAGGAGGAATCCATGCCGGTGGGGGTATGGCACTTGTCAGAGCTTACAAGGCTTTAGAAGTGCCTACAGATGTTTTGAACGGCGATGAGAGGTTAGGGTATGATGTAGTCAGGGAGGCGATGCTAGCCCCCTTCAAGACCCTCGCTTCCAATGCTGGTTTGTCGGCTGATGTATGTTTAGCCGAAGTAATGGCTGATGAGGAAGACCATAATGGCTTTGACTTCCTTGCTGGCGAAATTAAAAACCTATTGGAAGAGGGGATCATAGATCCTGTAAAGGTAACCTGTACCGCCGTTCAAAACTCTGTCTCCGCTGTTTCCACTTTAGTAACAAGTGGTCATGCGATTGTGGAGGCTCCCTAGTGTTAATAAAGTACACAAGAGTTGAGGAAGAAGGACATTTTAAAGAGGCATTAAAACAGGATGTATTTTTAGCCTTGAGGATTATGCCAAAGGTTGATGTCCTTCTGCGAGACACATTAGCTTCGCTAGAAAAGGAAGAAATTTCTCCAAGTGTGATAGCGAAGCTAAATGAATTAACTTTAATAGAGGTAGAAAAGGTTCTTAATGTTTTAATGATATTAGGTTCCAATCTAGCCCATATCGAAGGCGAAAAGAAAACAGAACTTCTGACAGAGCAGCCACAGTCAGTGTCTGAGGCAGAACAAACTAAGCAGAGGATTGACACTTTAATGCAAACAATCCAAAGCATGAGTGATGATAAAAAATTGGAGGATTAATAAATGACAACATTATCGCGTTACAGAGGGAATTCATTATTAGATACAATGTTCAGCGACATCTTTAATGATGAGTTTACATCCCAACCATATATGAGTATGGCAAAGAGAAACAGCCAAGTGCTAAACCGCGATGAGGATTGGCAAATTGTATTTGCTATCCCCGGTGTTAAGAAAGACCAAGTGAGTATCAAAGTTGATGACTTCGTTTTATCAGTGAGCTACGATAGCAACAACACAAACGACCAGTTCAGCTTTGTTTCATCTTTCAGTCGCTCATGGAATGTGGGACACGATGTAGATGTAAGTAAGATCGTTGCTAATCACGAGGATGGCATTCTTACAATCACCGTTCCAAAGCCAGAGGCAAAGAAGCGAGTTGTTCGCACCATTGAAGTAAGCTAGTTATAATTAGTGCGGGGGTCTTCGGACCCCCTTATTTCAAAGGGGGTAACATGGAAAGAGAAGAAAGAGAAGTTGGTGACTTAATAAATGTAATGGGCACCAAACAACTTGGAGTTATTTTAAGAGTTCATGAGCGAGCAGGCAGTAATAAGTTCTATTTAGTATATGACAACACCACCAATAAAGAAAAATGGATTCATGAAAATGCTGCTTACGATCCAGAACAGTATGATCCAGATGTGGAATTGGTTCACAGACACTGATAAACATTTTATTCTAAAGGTTGTTTATTGGAGGTTGTTGTCAGTCTTCGTTGTTTCTGTCACAGTTTATGCTAACTTACATTGGCTTGACAAAACATCTGATCTCGTAGTATTATTGGTATTCACATTGACACCAGTCCATTACTTTTTTGAAAGGTTTTGGGATTACTACGAGAGAACTAAATGAATCTAGGTTATGCCTGTATAAACATGGAACTGTCCCAGCCAATCAAAGAGGGACGACAGATCATCCGAAAGCGGATTACAACAAACAGATCAATGATTAAGCGGACTTACAAGGAGCGAGGGATTGCCTATGCTTCTCAACTTGCTTTACAGAACTGCTTAGATCTTGAAGATATCCTAAAGTGGAACGAGTCTAAAGGTATTAAGTTCTTTCGTATGTCTTCAGCAATCTTTCCGTGGGCATCGGAGTATAAGTTTGAAGACTTGCCTGACTGGAAAGAGATCAAGAAAAGCTTAGTCCGTACAGGATTCTATGCGACACTAAAAGATCACAGGCTTACATTTCATCCCGGTCCATTTAATAAACTCACATCTCCAAAAGAACATGTAGTCCAGAACACAATCAGGGACTTAGAGATCCATGGCAAGGTTTTAGATGAGATGGGCTTGTCCCGTACACCATACAACAAAATCAATATCCATGTCGGGGCACATTATAATAACAAGCCGATGGCGATCTCTAACTTCTGTAAGAACTTCGAAAGGTTGTCAGAGTCTGTACGATCTCGTTTGACTGTAGAGAATGATGACAAGGCTTCATTGTATTCAACAAAAGAACTTTATGAGGAGATCTACAAAAGGATTGGCATTCCAGTAGTTCATGATTTACACCACCACACATTTTGTACTGGTGGTTTAACGAATGGAGAGGCTATTAAACTAGCGGCGGAGACTTGGGGGATGGTTAAACCTGTGGTTCATTATTCACAGAGCCGAGCCGAAGAGCAGAATAATACAAAGATAAAAGCCAATGCTCACTCTGATTCATACTGGACAGCAGTAAATACTTATGGACAAGATGTAGATGTTATGTTAGAATGTAAGCATAAGGAGATTGGACTCTTTAGTATGAGGGATTTATTAAATGAACTATAGGCTCATCAGCAACATAACCGCAGACAACTTTCTGTTAGAAATGTTGAAGTTGGGCACACCTATTGAAACTTCCTTAGTTGGAGCATTTGATAAACAAGGGAGGGGAAGTAGACGAGACATCGACCTTCCCCTCCACAGAGATGGAGACTATTCAGTTGCCACCGCAATCCAGCATAGCATTGATTGGGTAGGGCTTTATTGTATTAAGAGTGGCAAAGCTACAACTCTTATTGAAGACAGTGGTAAACTGAAAGAGTTCAATCTACAAGAGGGACAGGCTATAATCTTAGATAATAAGTTGTGCCGTCATGGTCGTAAAGGCAAAGTAGGCGACCGATTGTTGCTAAGAGTCTGGATTGAGAATGAAGACGGGTGATCTAGTTTGTGTAAATGTCTCTGCTTTCTGGATGGAGAACAGTAAACCTCAATGGGAGTTCGGCTATTTGATGGAAGATTACGAACCTTTTAAAAAGACAATGAAGGTTGTTTTGTTTAATGGTGTAGTTAAAACTTATCATGCCGCCGCTGTTCGGAAAGCTGGAAGGAAAAAATGTAATGGTTGATAATAGAATTAAATTAGATCTAGGTGACCTTATGTTAGCCCATCCTCTCAAGGATGCTGTTGGTGTAGTTGTTGAAGTCGAAGAAGATTTTTACAAAACAAACCACGGACCACAAGCTCGTTATATCATTTATAATATGAAGACAGAGCAAATGGAATGTTATCCTTTGTCTGCGATAGAGTTAGATTGGATGCCACCCCAAGCACATTGGAGCAAAGTAGATAGTTAGCTATTTACTATATGGAAGTTGGTGATCTTGTTTGGGTTCGCTATGCGGTGTTCCATCCAGATCGTCAAGGCGAGTTTGGAGATAAATGGAAACTCGGTGTAATTGTTAAAGATGATGAATATCAGGCAGGCTTATATAAGATACATGTACTTGAATATGATGTCTTACAGAAACATTTTCTGAACGATATAAGAATCTTGCGGGAGGACCCCACTATTTATGACGATCTAGTGGAGGATCTTAAATGCGAGACTGGAAAGTAAAAGTAACACAGATTCATAAAAGAACTGCTGAGTTAGAGATAACTGCTCACTGTGAGCAAGATGCCATACAGATCGCAGAGGCGATGCTTGAGGAAGAACCGGAGGTTCATTGGACACGATCTGAATTAGAAGATCAGTATATAGAAGAGATCGCTGACCTATTTACTACATGATGGATTGGTTAATTGTTTATCTCATCGGCATTACTGTTGGGATAGTTATAGATAATCTTTTTTGGATAGGGGTAGCCCATTTTAGGGAACAGAACAATGAACAAGGAAAATCATAAAAGAGTAATTGGTTTATTGTTTGCCTTAGTATTCACCTGTCTTTATGTTGAAGCACATGTCAATAATGACTTTAAGATGATTAGAATAATTGGTAAACAAAAAAGGCAAATAAGCTTTTTAAAAAGTTATATAAAAGTATTGGAACGCGACGAAAGCGGAAAGTGGAAAAGATGCAACTAAGCAAATTAATTGGTAACACACCTTTAGTTAAAATTAATGATAAGATATACGCAAAACTAGAAACTTACAATCCATCTGGCTCAATCAAAGACCGAATGGCTCATTATATTTTAACACAAGCACACAAGAACAAAACACTAAAGCCCGGTGACACCATTGTTGAAGCGACTTCAGGCAACACAGGAATTGCTATGTCGATGCTCGGGGCAGCCATGGGGTACCCTGTTATTATTATCATGCCGCGTAATATGAGCGAGGAAAGAAAGTCTATGATGCGAACCTACGGGGCTAAAATTATTGAGGTAGGTGACAATGCCTTTAAAGATGCCATCGCCCTTAGAGACGAACTGTGTGCGAATAACTACACTTATTTTAATCCCCGCCAGTTTAGCAACATCCACAATATTCATTGTCACTTCGATACGACAGGTAAAGAGATTATTAAACAAGCGAACATTATTTCTGCCTTCATCGCTGGCTCTGGCACTGGTGGCACCTTGATGGGAGTCAGCACTGCTTTAAAGGCAAAGAATATAAAAGCAAAGATTATTCAGGTTCAACCAGAAGAAGCCAATGCACTTCACGGCATCCAAGGTATCAATGATGGTGAGGACTTTCTTTTAGACAAATCAATCGTTGACGAAACAATATTTATTAAAACTAAAGAAGCAATTGCCAGAGCGAAAAGGCTGGCGAAAGAAAATGGTTTGCTCGTAGGTATATCCGCAGGAGCGAATGTCTTAGCGGCAGAGCAGTGGGTTAAAGAAAACAATCCAGAGCATCCTGTTGTTACCATCCTCTGTGACCGTGGCGAGCGATATTTTAGTTGTTATGAGGACTAATTATAAAGATGAAAAAATACTTTGAGAACTGGCGGAAGCAGCTAAAAGAAGGATTGCTGACCGAATTTGATAAAGCAGATAGAAATTCTGTAATGGCTGATGCTAATCGTTTTACTGTTTCCTACGAAATTGAATTGGAAACAGATGAAAATCTTAGCGGCGAAGACGGCGGTGGTATTGATTTAGAAAGAGCAAGAAATTACATTGGCGAAGATTACTTTTACGAGACTACAAATGAAAGAGAAGCCAGTGACTTTTTTGAATATACTATAAGTGTTGAACCAAGAGAAGATGAGTTCGTAGCTTGGTATTTAGCACAGCTTGAAGAAGCAGAAACACAGAACTACATTGATGCCGTTTTGTTAGGCTTGTCAGCAGAAACCAGTGATGAACATAAAAAAGAATTGCTTGGCATTCTAAAAGAATTATTTGATCCAAACACTCGGGTACACAAGAAAGCAGCGAAAGTAATCGCTGATAAATTTACTGACGAGGAATTAGTAAGATACAAGGTTGGCAAGCCAACAAGGATTGGGCAGCAAGGGACTTTGGGATTAGATGGCGATCCCGGTGTTGAAGAGATCATTAAAGTAAATGTCCCAGCCTTTGTAAAGCAAATGCTATTTGATTACGATAATTTAGACAAAGGCACAACCCTACCACAATATCCAAAAGCAGATTACGGTTTCCAAAAATTTATGGAAGACATTGGATTGGCAGATGAGATAGCTGATGTTATTGAAGCAGGTCGTGATTACCTTGAAGACGAGATCTCAACTGGTGGTGGTGAAAGATGGGCAACATTGGCTGACTTAACAAACACTTACCAGTACAAAACTCCAATTGCCAGAGACATCGCAGTACAAATTTCAAATGCTGTTGAGGCAGATATTGAAAAGGCAGTCGAGGAACAATACCAAGAATACCAAGAAGACCCAATTGATTTCTTAGAGAACATGGGTTTTGAAATGGATCAGTTCGAAAGACAAGATGAGGACGAGATCGACCCAAGAGAGTTGTTAACTCAAGCATTCCCTAACTTTATGGCAGAGTATGAAGACCAGTTAAAGTTTGAGAAAGACGGCTCACTTACAAATGGCATTGAGTTTTCTATGGACGACCCAGTTTATATGACTGGTTTAGATGAAGCATTTAAGTTCCTTGATCTTTTCTTCAATGATTACAAAGACCAAAGTATCTTTAGATTTGACACCAATACAGGCTTACACACTAACATTGGCTACTTAGATGAAGACGGGGATGAGGTCACAGACTACAATTTAATTAAGACGATGTTGTTCTTGAACAATGACTTTGCCTTTAAAGGGTTTGAGAATAGAAAAGGCTCACGATGGGCTGGCGATCTAAAAGCAATCTTTAAAAGAGAGATTGAAGAGCAGCTTGGCAATCCAGCGAAGAATACATATGGCTTTAACGAATGGAAAGATAGCATCTTTGATCTTTATAAAGAAGGCAAGTTTGATGAGTTAGAGGAAAAACTATCATCATTAGTTAGAAGCTTCGCACCATCAAACCCAAAATCAATTGGTTTTAATCTTCACTACATCGGCAAAAGAGGGTATGTTGAATTCCGTTACCCCGGTGGAGATTCGCCCACTCTGGAAAAGATGAAGAGCACAACTCTCTACTATGCCCACTTAATCAAATTAGCAGTGGATAAGAACTATAAAAGAAAAGAGTTTTTGAAGAAGTTAGTAAAGTTGATGGTGAATCTTAAAGACATTAGAAAAAGAAAGGTTAATGTGAAAGAAGCCTTCGCTGGTATGAAGAAAGGCAAGCTCTATCGTATTCCAGTTGATTATGATGAGAATGGTTTATATAACTTCGTAATGACAACTAAAGACTTGCCAAGTGAACTTCAAACACTTTCTTTGTTTATTCGCCGTAATGCGGCACCGGGAGTCTTCAAAGGGCTTCGTAAGAAGGATGGTAAAATGTTCCCCGTCTTTGAGATCATCGGAGCCGCTGGTTTTGGTGGGAAAATGAGCGAAAAAATATTTTCATTGGAAGACTTTGCTTTCTTTAAAAAGTCAGGCAGCATCGAAAAAATGGGCAAAACTTCAACAAACTTTAAAGCATACAATTACTTTAGGAATAAAATCGAGGGGTAGTCCTCCACCACCACCCCCTGCACGTCCGCATATATGTGAGAATATAACTATTTATTATGACGATATACTACTCCCCCACCAGTGAGGCATACGCGCATGAGTGAAAAGAAAAATCCAGATCTGCTACCAAAAGCACCAGCGAAGTTGGCTCCAAGAGGAATCCAATCATTCACGGTATTTAGGAACGCAGACGAGACTGGCGTTAGCGGAGATGGCATCGTCATCGAAGGTGTTCGTCTAGCAACTGGTCAGTGCATTATCCACTGGTTATACCCACCACCACGCGGAGGTATTGCTATCTTTGAGTCGATGGATGACTTTATTAAAGTTCACATCAAACCACACCCAACCAATCGAACCATCATTACTTTTGCTGATGGTGAACAGATGCGATTTGGAAACTTTGATAATAAAGATTTAAAAAATAAATCTCAAAAAGACAATAACAGTTTATCAACTGACGAGCCAGATGTCAAGTAGAC